ACGGATTTGGTTTCCTTGCCTCTGATAATGGGGCGAAGGTAATGCCGGTCGATACTCACGATACGGTTGGACACTTTTTTGCCTGCAAATAAATTCTTCCCTTGCTCAAGGACCGTCTGTATGACCGAGAAACGTCTTTGGTAATCAGAGGATAGTGTAAGCCTGTCCCTGTAGGATGAATGAATCTGCTCCAGCTGGTCCAGTAACTTTTCCAATAACTGAAGTAGCCTGCGTGTAATCATACGGGTCTGTGATTTCCTGCGTTTACGCAATTTACTGTAAGCAAGGTAGGCACGGCTTACATCAAGATACTTATTACGGGGACGTTGTATGTGCAATCTCCGGCAATGTTTGCACAGATGACGATGAAGCCATACAATACCTTCCCATAAGAGTTTGACATCAGTAGGGAAACGCAGATGGCTTTCATAACAGGTGGCATCCGTCATACAGACATGAAGGTTCTCAAGATAAGGTTTCCAATGGTCAGCCAGAATAGCCTGGAGGGACTCAATATCAAGGCGATCCGCTAGTTCCTGACGAATCGCACTGACGATTTTAGGATTGGTCAGTGGATGAAGCGGATCAATCTGAACACCACAAAATAACTGGTAATGAATATTCCCGTTTAAATGTTCAATCAGTTGTGAATCTGAAAAGTTGGTATAGGACTTCAGGACCATCAAGGCTATTTTACCCTCAGGAGAAAAATAACTTTTACGACCCAAAGCAGAGGACTTCAAATGCATTTGTCGGGCCAGTTCCGAGAAAGGAAACAG